CATCTTTAGTTTCCTCCAATGGTTTGGCGGAGAGACTTTGAAGGATCTTCCCCTTCTTTATGTCCTCCTGGTGCTGTTCGTTGGTAGCCATGTCTTGCAAGGTATCGTAGGAGTAGCCAAGGAGAGCGATCAAGGTAGCGGACACGTAAATATCCGCTCCCTTCTCGTTGATCTCTCGTTGCCTCGCCACCTTCACCAAGCGTCCAATGTTCTCCGGTTTTAAATTACGCTCCAATTCACGTACTATTATAAGACCTATTCTTTCGTCCTTTGTCATGTCGTTTCCTTGTGTTGATTATCCGTGCTTCCGCAAAAGAGCGAAGGCTTCGGTTTCGGGGAGAGAGTTCAAGCACTTGACTCCCTGCTTCCGCAAGATGGAACACATTGGCATGAGGTCGCCTTTGTAAACGAATTCCTTGTACAAGTCGGAAGCCTTTTGCTTCCACGTAAGAACGTCGCCGTCCTTGATGCCGCAAACCTTGCGAAGAATCTTCTTGAATTCACGTCGTTCCTCCGCCACGTGAACGAGAGCGTCGATCACGTCTTTGGCTTTCCACGCATTGGGAGTCTCGTCCCAATCGTAAGCGAAGTCGCTGTCGTCTTCGTATCTTTCCGCCAACGAGTAGTGAGGAAGGGAAGCGATGAAGTCTCTGATTTCTTGAGGGTCGCCCCCTATGTCTCCGTCCCAATCCGCCGTCCAGTACACGTAAGGTTCGCCTCCATTGCCTTCATCCAAGAAGGTAGCGACCTTTCGTTTCTTCCAGTATATATCCGCGTTCGCGCCGCGTCCTTCGTGACCGTTGAAAGTGACCAGCTTCTTGACCGTGAAGTCGGAGTCACGTAATAGTTCAAGTGATTTTTGATAGTTGTTCATAGCGTCGTTTCCTTGTGTTGATGGTTGTTAAACAGTTTCTTCAGCGTACTCCTCATCGCTCACGTAATTTTCCACCACGTCCCAACGTCGGCAGAAAGCGCGGAGGTAATCGACTTGGTAGTCGTCCACCCAAAATTCGTGGACGTTCTCGTCAGGCATGACCCATCCACCGTCCCTAGTATGCAACATGAGGTTTTCGGGGGTCATCTCGTAGCTGGCGTCGTCCAGCATCGACTGAGGACACGTAGCCTTCAGCCATCTATCGTATTCGATGACCAACGATGGCTGAGTGTCCGTGAGAACTGGATTGGTAAAGACAACGATTGAATAGTAATCGTAACCCCTGTCGTCCGCCAAGGCGCAACAATATCCCTTGATCGTATCGCTGGAATATCCAGTTATATTTTCCAAAACGCGCGGCGTGTCGTCCAAATTAAGAAGGGCGATCAAAGCTTCGTGAGATTGGTTGTAATGCGATAAAGGATGCGCGTCCAGCAAAGCGATTGCTTCACGTCCCTTTACGATTACTTGAGTGGGCGCTTCGTCCCGATGAATGATTAATCCGTTTTCGTACATGGCGTCGTTTCCTTGTTGAGATTTTTGAATCGCCCCCCACCACACGGAAAAAAGGGTTCGAGGCAAGAACTTTCTTTCCACTACTACGTAGTGTTTTTTTCGGCAGCCAACCACGTAAAGCGAAAGTTCGCCACGTAAAGCCACGTAAAACTCTCCACACCAGGAGAGCGGAAGGCATTTTTCAAACGGTGGAATTTTGGCCGTGGAATTTTTAAAGATTCTTGGATTTTCAACATTTTTCAAAATCGAAAAAACGGCGAAAAAAGGTTACCGGTTTGCAAAAAACTTTTCAAAGGCAAATCTATCCGGTTAAATAGTTTCGGTTGCAAACTACCCAAGAAAACCAATCCGAAAAGACGAAAAAGATTTTCCTTGCCAAAAAAATAAAAATTCTTTTTCTAGGGGAAACTTTTCCAAATCCTAACCACTAACTAACAAGGAAACGACAAAATGAAATTTAATAGCGAAACAATGAAAAGAGAAGGAACATGCATTTTAGACGCTAGAGAACAAGAAGACTTAATGCATGCGCTTACAGTTGCCATTGAACGCGCTGAAAAAGTAACCGAAAACCTTACAGGAGGCGGCTACCCTACGGAAACCTTCTTGAGACAGAAAAAGGTTTTCACAGCGCTTCGAAACAAAATCAAAAACCTTTAATCCCTAAACACTAACTAAGGAAACGATATAAAATGATTATATTAAACTACAAAACCAAAAAAGAATTAAAAGAATCAATCGGGAAACCCTTACGCTATCGGGAAACAAGTTTGTTTGGGGCGGAATACGTTTCAAACGGTTTCGTGACTGGTTGCAACCGTCCCCACTTAACAGGATACAAACGCGAATTTTTCGCTCGCGTTCAAATCGAAAACGACAAAATCAAAAAGGTTTCCTAAGATGAAAAAAACTAAAAAAACCAAAAAAACCAAAACAATCTCAAAACGGTTTAAACTACTAGCAATAGGCGGCGACCCGAAAACGAGAAAAGGACAAAAAAAGGGATGGTTAACTGCAATTCTTTACCTTGTCCCCGCTGGTCAATTAGGAACAAAGAATCTTTGCGCCAGCGCTTCGGACGGTTGCGCGGAAAGTTGCTTGTTTCAACAAGGTCGCGGAAAGATGAATTCCGTACAACAAGCGCGACTAAGGAAGACTTTGTTCTTTCAAGACGACCGCAACGGTTTCCTTGATCAAGTGAAAGAGGACGTTTCCAAGGCAATCGAGTGGACAAAGTCAAAAGGTTACAAACTAGCAATTCGTCTTAATGGAACAAGTGACGTTTGCTTTGAAAGATTCGACCTAATGGAAACCTTTCCAAGCATTCCTTGGTACGATTATACAAAGCATTCTTTCCGCTTTCATTCCAAGTGGAAACTGCCAAGCAATTACCATTTAACGTTCAGTCAAAGCGAAGCGAATCACAGCGAAGCGAAACGCCTTGCGAAACGTGGCGAGAACGTCGCGATAGTCTTCCGCCACAAGTTGCCGAAAAAGTGGTACGGTCGAACCGTAATCAATGGAGATGAAAACGACCTTCGCTTTCTAGATTCGAAAGGATGCGTTGTTGGATTGCTTGCAAAGGGAAGCGCCAAGAAAGACCAAACTGGATTCGTCATCAACTAAACGAAAGGAAACAAACAAATGATTGAAAAAGAAAGAAAATGGAAACAAGCGCCAATACCTTTCGGATATCGTGAAAGGGACGAGGAACTAAACAAGGCATTGCGCGAAGCAATCGAAAGACCTTTGCCAAGTCTTCCGCGCTGGCAGAAACTATTGATCGGTTTGGGTTCGATTAGTTTCTGGTTGCTCTTTTTCTGGCTATTAACGATAGCTTAAGGACAAGCCAAACAAACGATAGGAAGCCTCCCTTGGAAACGAGGGAGGTTTCTTTGTGTCTACTTCCCAAGCGCAACCCCTAGCCAATACCCTAGGCAAACCTTAGGCGCACCCCTAAGCAATCGCATAGCGTACCCTTAAAGGGCTTTGAAGGCGTCAAGGTAGGTCTTACCATTGGCAACGATTTAAAAGCCTAAAGAGACGCGCGTATGCCGCCGGAACGATAGGTCGTTTGTAAGTGAAACCAAAAAACGGCGGTAAAGAGAGAAACGAGCGATCTTTTCGAAAGCGACCTGAAAAGCGACCGAAACCGTACCGAAACGGACAATCAATCCGATGCGAACGAGGCCAATAACAACATGTTTAATTTCCTAGGGTACCCCCCTATCGTTTTTGTAAAAATTAGACGGGTATTAGGGGGATTTTTTCCACGCCACCATAGCGATAACCCCTTCAGAAATTTTTATCAAAACTTTTCAGGTGGTGGAGGAGGCGGGATTTGAACCCGCGTCTCAAGGGCGAACCTTGATCGAGTCCTATACTCCCCCTTTGAAAGGGTTGTCGTTGTCCTCTTCGAAATCGTCGTCCCATTCACAGGGGTCTTCGTGGGTGTCTTGAGGGGGATCCTGAAAAGCGTCTATCTTGGTGGTTTCCATGACTCCTATGAGGGTTTCCACGGGTAGGTCGAATTCGAGTAGGTAACGCTTTAGCAGCGCTAGTAGATCGAACCTGAAAGCGTCTGCTTGTTCGTGGTGGTTCATGGTGACTTTCTCATGTGCGTATACGTGCGCGCTTTTAAAACGTTCTTTATAAGAGACTATACAGGAGATAAAACAAAAGATAAAACAAGAGAGACCACAACAGACAACATAAGTTAATACGGTGTTTAAGTTATCTCTTGTTTTATCTCCTGTATAGTCTTTTTAAAAAGCGTCTTTAAAAGGGGTTTATACCCCCCTCTCCATATTAGGGACCTTTTCGTTAGAACCAGGTGTTGGAAGGCGTTTTGAAGTTATTCGTCTTGAGAGCGGAGTCCATGAATCTTCTGAGTTCGTTTTCAAGCGCCTCTTCGTTTCTGTTCTTGATTTGATCGTCTGCGTCTTGAGACATTTGTTCGGTCCAGTAGTTGACGGCGATGGCGAGGGCGTCGAGTCTGTCGTCGTTCATAAGCGAACCTCTGTCTCCGGTGATTCTGGAAAGCTGGTGTATGAGGGTGTACCTGACCTGTCTTTCGGTTGGGTAGGAGAGAACGCTCTTGTAATCGTTTTTGATGACTGAGGGATCAATGATGAGTTTATGTCTGTTGAGAACGGGTTCGAGTGTATCTATGATTCGTTTCTCTTTTTGTTTATGGTGTCTGACTTCCTCTATGGAACAAGGGTGAGTTGTTCTGAGGATGGGTTTGAGGAGTTCGGTGAACATGCCGTCGCCCATATTGGACTCCACGATAATTTTGTTAACCTTGTGTTTAGCGGCCTTTCTGGCGAGTTGGTTGAGGGTTCCTTCTTCGTAACCGCCCTTGAGTCCTCCGCAGTCTGGAACGAACAGTTGGCCGTTCAGCATCTTGACCACGGCGTAACCGGTTTCGTCCTTTCCTCTGCCGCTTGGATCGATGGACATGACGGAACCCGTATAAGGAATCATTTTCCCCACGGTGTCCATAGGTCTGAAGAACCTGTCTCCGTTGAATCCGACGTTGGGAACGGAGTTGTCCCAAGCGTAATCGGGAGAGGAAGACCACACCAGTTTTTCGTAGGCGACTTCTTCGTCCACGTCGGTGACCAGCAGGTCGTTCACCTTGAGAGGGTATCTATCCGCGTCCGACAGTCGCGGGTTCAGCATGAACTGCATGGCGTAACCGCTTCTGCCGTAAGAAAGTCTTCTTTCCTCCAAGTCCATGTTGGAGAACCTGAGAGGTTCGGTGGAGGTTCCGACGTTTTCGGGGTCGCATTTGTCGGTTATTATGGAAGCGAGGGAGGAACCGTATAGTTTTTCCGCTTTGTCTCGTTCGAGGTATTCGGCAGTCCAAATCTTTGCGGTGTAGCCTCGTTCCCTGAGTTTGTTGTAGATGGAGTCCTCGCATTGAGGAGTACCCAAGAAAATGATTTTCGAGGAATCGAGAGGTTTGACGATGGCTTCGAACTCCTTCACTTGTTCATCGAGTTTGTCCCTCATGCCTTGGGTGGCTGAATTGTTGGGAACCTCGACGTCGTCCGCGACGATGACGTCCGCTCTGCTTCCGGTCAACTGAGAGGTGACTCCCAAGGACTTCACGGAGGGAGCGTGAGCGGGAGGGGCGCTGCCTACGTCGAAAGAGACCTTCGAGAACCGTTGACCGTCTCTAGGCTTCAAGTGATGAAGCAAAGGTATTTCGTTGACGAGTCTGAGGGTGAAGGTGGAGAAGTCGTCCGACCTGGATTTGGAAGCGGACACCACCAAAAAGTTCTTGGTGGGATCCAAAAGCAGTTGATGAACGACGTAGGCGGAACATATCCAGCTTTTCCCTACTCCCCGAAAAGCCATGACGACCCCTCTCTTGGGACCGTGCTGCATGAAGTCGGCTATATCGTACTGGAGGTCGGTGGGATTGGGAAGACCCAACGCCTTCCACACGAGATACAGGAAGTTTCTAAAGTCTTTTAGTTGTTCGGGAACGTCTTCATTCATTGGTGAATACCGTTTAAAGGGGCGAGAAGGTGTCTAGAAGGCGTTGCAGGGGCGTTATGGGTCTCTTCTATCACGGAAGGAGTTGCAAAGCTTTTTAAGAGGGTGCTTGACTGATTGCTTGTTTCACTTCGTCGGGGTCGTCGAAGGGAAGCATACGGGCGAGGTCGCCCAAAGGAGTACCCGATTCCGACATGGAGACCACGTCGTTGTCCTTGAGAAGCTGTCTCGCTCCGTTCAAGAGGGCGGCGTTGTATTCTCCGGTTTCCCTCATCTCCTCTATGGAGTCCTTGTAGGTGTTGGTAAGGAGAATTTGCAGTTCTTCGAGTTTCTCTCTTTTTGTTTTCATCTACGGTAATCCCTTGTTCCCACAACCAGTTCGAGAAGCCTGTCCAACTTGTCGTTCATCGCTTCGAGTTTAGCTTCCAAACCCGCCATTCTTTTTTCCACGGAGATATCTCGTTCATGTTGGGCGGCCAGTTCCACCTCTATTTTGGTGAGACGCGCTTCGTCCTTGTCGAGTCTATCGGAAAACTTCTTTCCCAACCAAGCGAACACACCCAAGGCCACCGCCAGTATGGTGTCGAAAAAATGAGATATTTGTTCTTCCACTTTAGGCCGCCACTTCCATTATGGTGAGTGTGGTGGAGGCAACGCCTCCCATTCTTCGAGCGCCGCCCCAACCGTTCAGCGTCCAAGTACCCGCTCCATTCGCTCCCGCTCTGATTTTGAAGGTGGTGGAGGAAGTGGTTCCCGCCGCCATTTCATGCACCAACGTGGTGAGAAAAGGAGCGTTTGCATCGTTAGGTTTTTCTTGAACGACGGCAGCCAAGGCGTTTGCCGTGGAGTCTTGAAACAACGCCGTGATGATGTTACACGCAGTCAAGGCTGCGGAGTGAAAGACGTTGGCGGTTATAATCAACCTGTTCGAAGCGCTGTTGGGAGTGATGGCAAGAGTAATTGCTTCGTTGCCTTCGGTGATTTGAGGAATGGTGTCGTCGTCCACCATCAAGGTAGTTCCGGTGGCTACCGCCGAAGTGGAAGCGGTTACCGTCTGCCATATCTTTTGGGCGGACGTGCTTAAATAAGTCGTACCCGCGTTCAAGTCCGACAACATGCGTGAGTGAGATTGAGTAATGGCCATGATTGAATATTCGTTGAGTGTTTACAAAGCTAAGACGAGTTCCTTCAGTTTCTTTTCGGACTTCGCCGCATCCATCGAGGTTTGAACGTCCGCGTATTTCTTACGAAGCTTTTCCCTTTCCGCTTCGGCGGCGTCCGCCTCGCTCGGTATGGTGGCTTTCAAGTCCCAAGGACTCATCTCCAGGGTTCTCGCCCTCCGCCGCTTGTCGTGAGCGATGAGTTTGGCTTTGGGCAAGTCCGTTTTGATTTTTCCCCCGTCGGTCTTCCAAGCGTCTCGAAAGGTTCTGTCCACGGGAACGTCGGAAACGTTTACTACTTCGTGGGAAACGCCTTCGGGAACGGAACGCTTCGCCACTTCTTCCAGAGTCAAAGAAGAATCCACGGGAGTCACTATGCAAAGCGCCCCGTTTTCGTCGGTGTAAGTAAGTCTTTTGTCCATTTTATAAAAATTTAAATATTATTAATTATTAATCGAAGGCCACTATGGATACTCTTTCGGGGTCAACTAGGTCACCTGCGCTGGCGTCGCTCGCCCCTACCGAAGTTTCCACCGTTCGAACCGTAACCTGCGTTGCCGAATTAGCGAAAGCAATAGCGGCTACGTTGTATTTAGGTGAAGCGTAGTCGTGGTGAGAAGTCGTAACGACAAGCGGCGACATTACGTTTATGTCCTCGATGGTGTTCCAAGTGTAAATACCTACTCCGCCGTCAACGAAAGAGGCGACGTTGAAACTACTGGATTCCGCTCCCGCCGGCGTAGTCGCCCCTGAAACGGTTCCCGCCATAGCTACCGTGGGAAGCGTGTTTGATACTACGTTCCCTCCGGTGGCTATGTTGGTGACCCTGCCGTTGACGTCCGTGGTTATAACTCGTGGGTAATAATAAGTACCCGCTGTCCCTTTCGCGTCGAGCGCCCCGGTTCCTACGGCGTTGTCCGCTATTTTAGCAGCAGTAATAGCGTCATCCGCTATCTTTGCGGTTGTCACCGCGTCATCTGCAATCAATGCCGTGGCAATGCCGTCATCCGCTATCTTCGCGGTTGTCACCGCATCGTCTGCAATCAACGCCGTGGTAATAGCGTCGTCGGCTATCTTCGCGGTTGTGACCGCGTCGTCGGGAATCTGTGAAGTGGTGATGGAACCTGTGGACACGGGAACGGAGTAACCTCTTTGAACGACCACTATGGCTGCGGATGCAGGTGGCGCCGAAGTGAAAGTTATTCTGTCGTTGTCCGCGTCTATGGCGTAAGCGGTGGTAGGTGTCTGCAACACGCCGTCGATAGCCACCTCGTACATGGTGTCTCCATCCAAGGTGATGGCAGGAGAGAAAGCGAATTGGGTGGTCGCCCCATCTCCCGTGAAAGTATACTTTGCCGACTCCGTGCTGGAACCTGTTATGGTATTGCTTATTTGGGTGTCTACGTAGTTCTTGGTAGGAGCGTCGGCGGTCCCCGTGGGTTCAGCGAGATTGGCTATACGCAAACTCAAGGCGTCCCAAATCGTAGCGTCTCCAACGGCCTTTTGAAAAGACAAGTCGTTCAGTTCGCTCATCTCCTCGTTGACGTAACGATTGTGAAGATACGCCCTGTCGAGGTCTGACTCGGTCAATACCGAACCATTGACGAAATCCACCAAATTAACGTCGGGTTCGCTTATTCTTCGCACCCTGACCTTCTGTCCGGCGGTGGCGCCGCTGGTCAGCACGACCTTGGTGGACGGTGAAGTCGTGATCGTGTAATGCGTTGTAAGTGTTTTCGTCACACCGTCGATCTCAACGACGACGTGGCGGTCTTCGAGATACGGAAACGAAAACGCGAAATCCGTCTGCGCTGCCGTAGCTGTGTAATCGACGTATGTAATAGCCATGATTTATTCCGTGTTGTTGTGGTTGTTGATGAAAATTTAAAACGTTACTCGTCTCCCAACTCAGGGTTTCCCGCAGGTGCTTTGTCACCAACGCCGGGAACGTGTTTCAAAAGAGGAAGCTGGTAAGGCGCTGGCGGGTTTTCTTTCTCAAGGAATTTCTCAAGAGGCGAACCAGGTTCTTCAACTTCTTCCGATTCGCCGTATTCAAAATGTTCTTGGCGGATTTCGGTGTCTTCTAAAATCTCCAACAAGATTTGCCTTCCTTCCGTTCCCCACTCTTCTTCCAGTATTTGTTCCCAAGCCGCTTGCCTGTAATCAGATAGAACGCGGTTTGCCGCCTTAATGCGAGGGTCCTTTAAATCGACTCCCGTCGGAAGTTTTCCCTTTTTTATTTTAATATCAGAATATTCACTAAACGAAAGGCTATCGACCAACGCCTGTTTCACGTTGAGTCCATCAAGTGTAATGGTTGAGTAAACTTGTTGCCAACGGTCGTAAGCGTCTTGTCCGTCCGCTTTCCTTATCGTTCTCAAATCCACACCGTTTTTAATGGGGTCTGCAAAGTGAAATTCCCCGTCCAGTTCTATTAGAATCGCCCAAGCCGCGTGCCTTACTTCTTTCGCATCGTTTAAATCAACGTCTGAAACGTCGATGCTTCTTCTGCCGGCCGCGTCCACCTTGTAGTATTTATTAAGATCGGCGCGTTGACGGGTGGTTTTGATGGGGTTTATCCACGAAGTGACCTTCCCCCATTTCGATTCCCTGTCGAAATCACGAGGATGGGACTGTACGATGTCTCCGAAAGCGTCTCTGTAACCAGGGACGTTCCGCGATATACCCGCTAACCTCTTCGCCCAAATCTGCATAATCTCATCACCCCTTCTTCTTTCGTCGTCGGTAGCCATAGCTATCGCGTTCAATCCCGAAGGAATAACAATGGAAGAGAGTCCTTTAATTTTTCGTTCCCAAGCAGAACTGTTCTCGCTCTGTTCCGTCATTGCCGTTAGAACGTCGTTCATACTTTTATAGTAAGACTTGTTGGCGATGTTGTTTGAAACCGTTAACATAACTGTTTGTATAGCTAACATAGCTTCGTCTTTTTCCTCTTCGGTTCCGTGTTCCCAAATCTTTTTCGCGTCGCAAACCATACCCGCCACCGTGGCGAAAGGTTCGAGGTTCAAGTAACTTAAACCAATATCCAAACCTTCTTCGCTGGTGGGGTCTGTGAACCTTATTTCATAATCACCCAAACCCGTGGCAATTTGAAGATTTTCCCTTATCTTCCAGTTCTGTTCTTCTTTCCCTACGATTACACCTTCATCGTGTAGATACCAAATCGCCGCTATCATGCCAGACCCCACGACCATGCGACCTTTCGCCCTAGCCATAATGATGGGGTCCGCGCTGTTCAAATCCTGCATCGTCTTCGCCCACAACCCATTATAGTATTTTCCTATGACGGGAACGTCGCCAAGGACCGCCGTGTGACTAAGCGCTTCACGCATGATGTTTCTACCCGTCCGCATGAAAGGGAAAAGAATAGTCTGACCCAAGGGAGAAAGGTCTCTCAGTCCTGTCTCCATACTTTTCATCGCTTTTTCAATCTGGTTCATGTCGCTGAATTCCCCCAGCGCCTCTTGAAAAGCCATTTCCTTACTGGAGCGCAAGATGTATTCAGCGAATTGACTAGTGGATTTGTCCCAATTTTCCTTAACGTAGTTGTCGATGAATTCAGGATAGTCCTTTACGGGAACCTTTAAGTCCCTCGCGGCCACGACCGCCTCTCTTCTTACGACGTCTTCGGTCTTTATTTTGTTTTCTTTGAAAATCTTCTCTACGTAAGCTTTGTAATACTCGTCGAATTCCCCTACGTCTTCGTTCGCCCTCGACAGTTTTGTCCAATCATGGTGCGCCTTGGCAAACGCCATGGAATGCGCCAAACGGGTTTTAGCAAACCCATCTATGGCGGACAAGGTCCTCCCCGGTATGTCCATGAACGATCCCGCGTTCTCCAATACTTGTCCTAACTCTCCGGTAAGACCCGTGTTTTCCTTCGACAAAGCGCTGGTTCCAAGTCTTTCAAAGTGAGAGTCCAGGGAGGCGTCTCCCGACTTGAAAGCTTTTTTAGCTTCGTGCCATGCCAAACTATTGTAGACGCCGTAAACGCGGTTTGCCTTGTTGGTCATTACGTTCCAATGGAAAGTGGCGGCGTCTTCGAACTCCTGCTTCGTTTTTCCTCGTCGCGCCCAAGGAGCGGTTGCCATGTATTTTGCTCCTATATAACCAAGGAACGGGTGATAATACTGCATGGTGACGTTTCCTATCACCGCCTTGATGTGGGTGAGGGGAGCGGATAACATACTGAAATACAGGTAATCGATTCCAACGTCCCTTATCTTTCCTACCACGGTAGGACTTCGGTGACCTTGCAACGCGCGTCCCGCCTTCGTGGATTTTTGAAAAGCTTGCTGTTGATCCATCAAAATCCTTTTAACCTCGGCGGTGTCGTCGGCTTGTTGCACCGCTTTTAAAATCCGCCTGATGGCTTGAAGTTCTCCCCATGTCTGAAGTTGCGCCTTCAACTGTTCAGGAGACAGTTCGTCCGCTCTCTTCAGGTTACGAAGTAAAGCGTCTTCCGTGGCTTTCTCCACTTCCTCGAACTGTACTTCGGTGACGTCTTTGACGAATTTACGCATAGCCAACAAGCGTCCTGAAGCGGTTCCCACTCTTTTCCACTCCATCATAAGAGGAATGGTTCTGGAAATCGCCAACATATGGTCGTTCAACACCTTGGGGTCGGCTAAATCGACGTCAACGTCTTGAAGGCGTTTAGTAAGTAAGGTAAAAGCGTCGTCTATAAGGGCGGCTGTTCCACCCATCCTGAGAAGACTACCCTCGATGGCGTCCGCCAACTCGGCTGTTTCCGCAGTCAAACGACCGTTTACAAGTAAATCGATGGAGGTGGCTTCCTCGGCGCCTAAAGTTTTCTTTACCCGCTCCCTTACGTTGGCGATAAACTCTTCCTTACTTAAGGTTCCCGCGTCCAACTCTTTCTTGAGGTGGTCTTGCAAGACGTTTATAAGACGCTGCACGTCGGGGTCGTTGGACAATACGTCGGGATTGATGGCGTCGTCCGGTGATCTTTCCCTCGCTCCTCCACCCTCTAAAAAGTCGTCGGCAACTTCCTTGGCCTTCGCTTCGACGTCTCCGGTCACCAGCGTGGACTCCGCCGCATCGACTTTAGGCGCACCCAATCCCGCTCGCTGTCCCTGCCTAAGTTGTCGCTGTACTTCAGGGGAAAAATCCGACAAAGGAACGCCTTCGGGTTTTATTCCCTCAAGACTTTCCAATACTTCGGGAGGAAAGGCTTCGTCGGTCAAACCGTCTAAATCAAAACCCTTTGCGTAGACCCTGTCTCCCTCGATGATCAACCCCACGTTCTTACCCCCTGTGTCGTTCTCCAAGAGACCGCGCTCGAAGAGAGGGTTTTCCAGCCGAAGCTTTTCAAGAAGGTCGGCGTCCGTACCCGAAACGTCCTTCAACCGACTCATTTCAGTTATAGGTTGTTGAATAGCCGCCGTGGTTATTAGGTTGCCGTCGGCGTCTTTTACTTCCCTAAAAGCCGTAGGTATGAGTAAGTCGGGATTGGAAGCGTTATATATTCTAGCGTTTTCAGGTCCTGTGTTGTCTAGAATTTTATAGAACTCACCCGTTTCTTTGTTTTTCCAAACCTTCGCTACTCCGCTTCTCCAAAACTGCATCGTGCCAGAGGCCGTTCCGAAAATTTCATCGCCCAAAGCATCGAGTTCGGGTTTTGGTTTCAAACCTGAATCAGGCGTGGCATTTGACTCCACCCCTTCCAGCGCCTTGTTAACACGCTGTTGTAACTCAGGAGAAGTTACAATGTCTTCAAGAGGGGCAACTCCTGAAGTTGTGGTCGCTTCCGGTATTTCAACTTCTATTTCCTTTTTCCCCGCAAGTTCCAAGGAAGCGTCTTCATGCGCCTTGGCTATGACCTCTTGTTCTTTTTCCAATAATTCAATAGCGTCCGCGAGAATGTTTTGTTCTTCGGGATTTATCTTCCGTAAGTTGGATTCAGCTTCAGCCAACCACTCTTCGGCTTCCGCCAAAGCTTTCGGATTGTCTGCGGTCGCCTTGACCGCTTTTTTCGCGGCTATAACCTCTTGTCTCAAGGTTTGTTCAAGAATACGCGGTATGGAATCACCTGGTTTCGCGTTTGTCAGAGCGTACTCCAGCCTACCTAATCCGCCGCCCAACGTCATACCCATACCAAACGCCAACAATAAACTCTTTGCGTCAAATTCCTCTCGCCTTCCCGAAGTAAATTCCAACGTTTGACGAACACCTTCTTCAGCTGAAGCCATAAGCGCTCCTTCACCTGCGCGCAGCAAAGTGATAGCTGCCTTCGACATGTTCTTGGTGCTTACGAAACCGGGAACGGTGCCTAGGAGGGTGGCGGCAGCGTTCTGTTCCCATTCAAACCCTTCTTGGTGACCTAAGTTTACGCGTATGTCCTGCGCCCAAGCGTTTGATGCTGAAGAAACCGCTCCCAAACCCGAAAAGTAAGTTACCCGTGAACCCGGAGGTCCCGCTAAAAGCGGCGACGCCACAATTGCGAACGTGATAGGCGGAACGATTTCAACGGCTAAAGGCGCGCCGAATTCGTAAAGATATTCAAACGTACTTGCGTCGGGGAGTTCACCACCTAGGCCAGCCGCCGCATGGAACCGGCGGTTTGGGTAAAACTGGTGGAAAAGTCCCGATGAAAAAGGTACCGTTTCTTCCGTTATTTCGTCGTAGGACTGACCCGTATCGGTCAAAACCAATTCGTCGGCTGCCCTTTCTGGATCGGTTTCAGCGCTTCCTCCCCACCGCTTTTCAAAGAAAGGCACCAAACCCGACTTTTCAAAATCATCCAAAGCGGCGTCGTCCATCTCGAACGGACGAGAAATGTAATAACCGTCACTAGAAACAAACTGTTCTCTCTCCCCCGGCTTCAGTTCCCTGAGACGCATAAACAATTCTTTAATACGTTCTTTGACATAGGGATGGTTTTTATATCGATCTAATTGTGAGTGACTACCTATAGGCGCGTATCTCCCAGACATTGGAACCCCAAAGTCCTTTATATCCACTTCCTTTTTCGCTTGGTAATAAGCATCCTTCGCCTGTTGTTGTATAGCGACGTCTTGTTGGGAAGGAACATACCCCTCCCAATTTTCTTTTCCCACCTGCTGTTTGAAACCTCTCACGACCCGTTCCATGTTCATTTCAGAAACGAAGTGTCCCAATTTAGGGGCGCGTTTTTCCAACACTTCTATAATGTCGGGTTCAATTCTGTTGTAACCACCCTCTTTCAAGGCGTTAAGAATCTCATGCCGCTTGACGGGGTCGGGTTCTCCGCCCATAGCGGTTCCCTCCTTCATGGCGTCGCCAAACAACTCCGCCGCGATCTCCTGCGTCAAGACCACGCTTTTAGGTACGGCGGTCTTTTTAGGTTCTTCCTTTGGTGTCAAAGTAGTTTCTTCTTCTTCTTCTTCGCTCATTTTGGTATTTTGAAATTAGCGGGACCGCCTCGTAATTTGGGGTCATTGTAGAATGCCTCTAATTTAGTCTTTGTATCTGCTTCCCATTGCTTGAAAACCGCGTCTGATATGGTTTGGATTTCCAACCTTATCTTTTCCTTGGCTTCTTCGGGAGACGTCGTGGGATCCTCTTCGTATTCTTTGTATTTTTTAGCTACAGCCGATTCAAATTTTATTTTAAAATCTTCAGCGAAAACCCGCTGCTGGTCCCTTGCGCCGGATTCCCCCGAAGGGTGGCGGTTTTTCATCATTGACCATATTGTGGCGTCAGGTCCTGATACTAGCCTCGTTTGATTTCTCTCGACCTTCTTGTACTCCGCCAACTGTCCACCAAACCAACTCGTCATAGGGTTGCGGCTTGCTCTCTGCGTTCCCGTAAATTCTTTCCTCCCGCCTAATATAAAGTCTTCTCTATTATCCACCTGATCTTTGTAGGCGTCCATTGGACGAATTACTTTTGCAAAGTTTCTCTTGTCGTCGATACGCAGCTTCAAAGTACTGTATTGGGCGGAAGTTATAAGACCCAATCTGTTCGCGCTTTCCAGTTTCTCTTCAGTAGACCGACCCGGTTGGGTTGGGGTTGTCCTGACAAGAAATTCTCCTAATTGTACTTCCTTTATTAAATTCGCATGTTCAACAGGATCCAACAACGCCGACTTACTTGCCGGACTAACCAAACCATTTTGGGTTTTATACCAAGAAGTGACTTCATTTACGGCGTCCGCTTGCAGGAAGCGGGGAACGTCTCTCCTAATCCGTGCCAAAGCGCTATTATAGTCAGCTAATGGGATAGGTCCTCCCAGCGTCACCCGTTGGTTGCTTAGGTCTTCGAAAATCTCGGCAACAACCACGTCCTTCGCTTTAAGGATGGCGTTTTGATTCGTCTTTTCGATAGTGGACGCCATCCCGTCAACGGTTTGAAGAAGGGCGACTATGGATTGACCTGTAGCGCCGTCGGCAAACCGCGCTCCCTTGTCGTTTATTTGCCATTTACTTAGCTTTTGCAGGAAGTTCCTGACCTGAGATGGAGTATACCTGGTTCTCCCGCTGTTAGGGTCAACGAACATGAGACCGTTTAATAGTTTTGGTCTTATCGAATCATTGAAAGCTTTGTTGTGCGCTCCTAGGAAAAGACCCCCAGCGTGGTCTATCCAATCGTGGAACGCTTTGTTATCTTGCAGTTCTCCTCCCGTGCTTATGACGGCCTCAAGATGAGGATCTATCATTTTTATCCAATCCTGCTTTCCCTCTTCTGTTTCAAGATCGAGTTGTCTCCGCCTGACGATACTTCTGAACTCGTTGTCCACGCGCGTCATTGCCTCAATGGCGTGTTTCTTGACAATGGGACTTTTAAATTCAGGACGATTCAGAAAAGACTCCTGACTACCTTTTAAAAATTCTTCAAGGTCGTCCACCGTGGCCGCGTTTTCCATTAAAAAGTCACGGTAAACGCCTTCAGCCATAACCTCTGCCTTCGCTTGCATCGCTCCCAACCTACGGACAGCGTTGGCATCATCTCCGAAAGCGCCTTTATTGAGCGCCGTACGAAGCTTTCCCATTATTCCTTTTTGCTTCGCCTTCGCTGCCTCCTCTTCTTCCTGAAGCGCTTTAAGTAACCGTTCCTCCCCTCCTTTAGGGTCGGACTTGAAACCAAGGTAACCCTCCTGCATGAGTATTTTATCCCTGAGACCTCTACCCGCCGTGTAATCCCGAAGGGTCGGGTTGATCTTGGACAACGCATTACCAAGTTGCAGGAACTTGTTCGTGGCAGGTGCTTGCGGAACGGCAACGCTGTATCTTCCACCACTTCTAGCTACGGGTTGAAGGATAGGCGCCGCAGGAAGATTCCCCGCATCGACCCGCCCTTGTCGCGACCGCTGTAAAAGTTGTTGTAAAGAAGAAGCCATGTTAAGCGATTCCCTTGTTTTTCCTGTAAGTTTCTATCTCCATACCCGTCCTGTATCCCGATGCTGCGGCTTGCGCCGCGCTTAAAGTTCCCGTGAGAAAATCGGGTTTGGGTATGGGTCGGTTGATGTTTATTAAATTAGCCTGACTCCTGAAGCCGGCGTCCTCCAAAGCGAGACCGGACTCGATACCCAACAGTTCTTGCTGTCTCAAACTTCTTGAGGTGAATTCTCCATATTGACGTAGATAGTCGTCCATAAGCGCTTCTACGGACGCTCCCGCAACACCTGACTCACCCGCTGAAGTTCTCGCCCTGGAAAGCGCTTCCTTGCTTTTTCTGGAAACCTCTCCCAACTGCTGGTTAATCGCTTCCTGTTGCTGCGCTTCCGCCATTCGCATGGAGGTTTGTTCCTGCAAGGCGCGTTGGTGTTCCGCTTTGGTTGCCCATCTTTGGTGTCGCGCTTGAAGATTCGCTTGCCTTCGTTGCCCCGCAAAAGTGGCTACGGCTGAAACGCCTGAGATAATGGCTGCTGCTGCTGCGTTACACATAACAATTATATTTTTGGTATCATAAATTCGAGATAACCCTTTGGTTTTTCGCGGAGAAAATCCGCTCCCAACCACTTCAGCCATCTCATTGAAATTTTATTGGAGGAACTAACCAAGTTGACGAGGCACCTGTAGTCGCCCATCAACTCGTTCACCCACGCTTTGGAGTTTCTTATGAAGTCTCTTTTTACGAAGCGAATCCTGTCGGTTCCCAACATCCACACGCACCCTACCGTTGGAACGTGGGTGGCGGCAACGCCGAACATGGCGATAAGCTTCCCTTCCCTGTCTATGAGAGAGAACTTCTTTTGGGAAACCGTGAAGCTTTCCCGAACCGCTGTCCAAGGATGTTGGTCGAGACCTATGATTTCCTTGAAATCCGCTATTCTCATCTCCTCGTACAACTCGAAGACGTCGTCCACTTCGGAAACCCTGACCTTGCAGGAAGTATATTCAGCCTCATCCACCGTACCGCTTGCTTCGAGGAGCGACGAAACTCTCGAATTCAGCCGCCAGTATTTTCAGGGGAAGAGCGCTGGTGGATTTTATCTTGATGACCGCTTCATCGTGTTTGACTTGAATGGGAAACCTGAAGGAACCCGTGCCTAAGACAAGAGAACCTATCGTACTGTCCGCTCCAAGATTGGTTGGGTTGAATACGTAGGTGTAAGCGTCCCTGTAGAGAGGAGTCACTTCTATCCTGAAATGTCCGGTGTCGGAATAACTAACCGCCCCGGTCCTTAAAATTTGATAAGTGAAGGCGCTAGGCGCTCTTCCTCCCTTTTCCGTGGGTTGCTTCAAGGTCTGCGTGGAAAACTCGTATTCGACTTCGTATTCGAATCCCAACCAGTAAGCGCCAGCCGATATATCGAAGTCCACCGAACAACTGTTCGCGGATACGCGGGTGGTTGGGTAGCGTATGCCTGTCTTGGTGTAAACAACCGCCCCATCAGGGTCGTAGGGAAGTCCCGTGATGGTAGTCTTGCTTGAACTGTAAACGTCGCTGAGAGACGCTCCGTCAAGCCTCCTGTCCAAATAGGTGGTGTAGGTCTTTCCCGCGTCCTTCAAACCCACTTCCATAGGCATCTTTTCAAGGTAGGTTCCTCCGCTGTCCTTCGTGACCATGTAAAGGTCGCTGTCCATGAAACCCACGCCAACGACGTCGGTGGACAATTCGTAACGACTCCAAGCGGATTGAACCTTTTCCTTGTTCTGCCAAAAGTAATTGTAGACGTATAAATGTTTTAAGTCGGAACCCGAAGTGGCTACGATAACGTCTTCCGTGGGAGTACCTACCAACTGCCGCATGGTGGAAGGTATGTAACGAGGAACTTGGGAAGTGATTTCCGAAGCATCGAAAACGTCGGTGTCCTTGTCTACGTAGAACTCGTAGACCCCCTGGTGTCCTCCCCTCCTGAAAGGGAAATAAACGAAGTTGGTCAACGCCAATGGTTTCAAATCCTGTTCGGTGTCGTACTCCGTAATGGGACTTATGTTCACGGTTCTCGCCGTCAACAAATCCCCTCCCCTCAAAACGAACTGAGATTGAGGAGAGAACAGTACCAGCTTCTCTTGAAAGGGAACGGCGTGTTGAAGGATACTTACCTTGGTGTGGGCGATTCCAACGTCTATGGGGTCTCCGTCCAATAAACTCAACATCGTGGTTCTAAAGAAATTAAAATAACTATCCGACTCGGAGAACACCACGGAACCGTCCGAAAGAAAACCCAACCTGTTCTTGAAAAAGAATATGTCATTGATAGTGGATCCCACGAAAGACGGGTTCGAATTACTGGTGGCGTCTCCCACCAACCTGTTCGTCCACGTCGCCACGTCTATCATGTAGGTGGTGATAACTCCAGATGCGTTGATGGTGGGAACCATCGTAATCGGCATAGTCGTGTTGTTTATGGTGGTGGGTACACCGTATCCGACGTCTTCCACCCAAGAACCTTCACCGAAAGATTCATCGTCCTTGGTGGCGAATTTTACGTAGTAGTCGTCTTGCGTGAGTTCCACGCTTCCCTTTACCTTCACCCTGAAACCATCGAAACATTTCTTAGGTAAGTCCGTAATGGCGTCCACTTCCTTGAAAATCAAGCCAAGTCCCGTGTTCGACAAACCGTCTCTTACGGATATTGTCATTCCCGAAGTCTTCACTATCTTGATGGTGGAACCGTTCCGCGTGAAGGTGTAACCGGAAACAGTCCCCAAGGCGGTCACTATCTCAGCCGCTATGTGAGCGCTGTCGGCTTCGTCTCCTCCGCCACTCGACGCTCCGCTGGTCGCGGTCTTGTCCACTCCGTCCAAGGTGACGGTGTATTCCTTCTCGTAGTCTCCCTGCTTGACGAACACTATGGCTTCTTCAGCCAACGCCGTGGAAGTGGTTCCCGCCATAGCCACCGTCTTGGACTTATTGACCACGAAAGTGTAGTCGGCAACCGTCAACGCCCTGAGATTGGCCAGCGGTCCATCCGTGGATAAATAAGAAGTGGCGTTAGCCGTAATCGTGGCGGGTACGGACGCTCCCGTGGAGGCGTTGAAAATACTAACGGTAACCCCTGTTCCTCCGCCGTCATCGAAAACGGCGACGTGTTGGTTGGCGGAATCCCTGTTTATGAAATGCACCAAGGCGTCGTCGTTTATCGCCGTGGCCTTGATCTCCGCTATCAAACGAGAGTTGGGACGCTTCTCAAGTCCATCGACTACGCTTGCCCTCGCATTTACTTGGTTCTCGCATTGGCCTGAATAACGAAGACTGTCGGGTTGCTGCGAAACCCCCTGTACGAGGTTCGGAACACTCGTCGTTATAAGAGGCATAATTTATTACCTGTCAACGACGCGAAGTACGTCGTAGTTATCAAAAATTGTGCGGTCGGCGCTCTCGCTGTCTGCGTCTATCGCTGCGGCTTTCGCTTCTATTTCATCACGCAAAGCGAAGCCGGCTATCTCTTGGCTACCCAAGAAGCGACTGGCGAAAATACGCGCGGCCTTGGTCGTGACGTAATGACGAAACTGTTCGGGGATGGAAGTAAAATCCAAAAGAAAGGTCACCGTAAGCTTCAGGTCTCCCGTGAAAACGTCGGTGTGATCTTTCCTGTCGTATAACTGAGTTCCTCGCTGAACTAAATCCAGGTCGGTGTGCTTGTCCGTTTCCGCGTCTATCTTCAAAACGTTGACGGGTAACGTCACCTTGCCGTCCGTGTCGGGAGTGAAAACGTATTCCCTCTCCGTGTTGAAATGCCACCCCAAGCTTTGCACTTGGCGGTTGGTTTCATCTAAAACAGCTTCAGCCGACACCACGGAAACGGGTCTGCTGTCACCTCCCAAGGTATTTACAGGCGCTTCACCTATAACTCCCAACATGGTGTTCACAGCTTCAAGCTTCGTCGTGGTGGCTAAACTCATAATATATACGTGTGTGTTTTGAAAATCCTCACAGACGGAGGTCGAAAACAGGAAAAGGAAACGACGCCTAAAAAGCCTGTCCCAACCCCCGTCTGGAGAAAATTCAGTTAATCCTAAACAACGTCCGGTCTACTTGTGCAACTCAATAGCGCACTCAGGACGGAGAACTCCGTGACCCATTGCGTATTTAGCGACGAACAAGGTACCTTGACGCTCGATTTGATACTCGGCCTCGGTAGCGAGGTCCATCAACTTCACGGTGCCAACGGCGCTCGGATGAGCGACGATGCCAACGGTGTTGGAGAAATCGCCATCGTAACCATCACCGGCAGCGAACAAGTCGTTGCTTGCGCCCTCGTCTCCCGAAGAAGTGCCTCCAGAGGAAGCCATGTTCGTCGATGGGACGTGGGTGGATTTGTAGATGCTGATTCCAGCCACTTGCGGGATAGTTCCCGAAGCGAGTGAACCCGAACCTCCGATGTCCTTGTTGGACGCCGAAGTAGCGACTACCAACGAACCCGAACCGCCTGTGATGAGTTTGTAGTACTCTTGCGGACGAAGAACGCAGAAGCGTCCGTCGGCGGGAACGTCGTTATCGTCGAGACCAGCGGCAGCCGTGAACAGCGCGGCGATGAGTTCCGGTCCCGTGGGATCGGTGGTGTCGGCGTCCGAACCAGCGCCGGCAGGTGCGCGAAGCAGGTTCTGCGAAACGTCCAACTCTCCGCCTGTCTTACCACCGGTTACACCGGGAGTTACAGTACGAGCGGCAGCGATGAACGACTTTGCGATGGCGCGGTCGAACCGATTGGCAAGCGCGCGACCCAACTCCGTGGAGTAGACGCTGCGAATGTCGTAGTGGTTCTTCAACTCGTCGATGCTACTGAGGAACGTGGAAGCGAGAAGAACGTCGTCGATGGTGATGACTTGTTCATTCTTCTTCGGGTCACTCAGATAACTGTTACCAGCGTCCGCAATGTTAGCGCCGGGAGTGTGATAACTAGCGGTTGCAACTCCCGTGACGGGGAACGAAGCGCTTTTACCAGACTCGATGGTGCGTACCGTGTGTAGTGGTTTGAAGACGTTGTTCTCTTCAAACGTAGTTAATATTTCACCGGCAAATTTCTTCAGAAAGAGCGCGTTTGCGTCTCCCGCTGAATTAACTTGTCCGACTCTAGATGGAGTTGTGTCTCCATTAGCCATGATTAATCCTTGATTAAGGTTTGATGATTTTGGTTGTTATACCGCTTCATAAGTCTATTCATCCGCGCTCAGTTGTCTCGCGCACGAGGCTGAACCTTCTGCTTTCGACTTAAAAATTGGAAAGTGATGACGAAAGCGTTTACTTCAACGCTTCCAGTATAAAGAACACGACGGTCGCTCCACCGATGACTACCAACGCTTTGCCGCGACGGTTCAGGGTGGAGAACCAATTAAGAAACTTTTTTAGAAATTCCATTTTCTTCCAGTTGTTTACGGGTTTTCTTGTTTGAGAGATAGGTGAATACGAAGGGGAGTACCTGCACCGCTATTATAATAAATATACATATTTTAAGGAAACTCCAGACTTGATCGACCACACCATCGAAGAATCCTGTCTCCCTAGCTTCTTCCAAACGCAGTTGAACAAGCTTCTCGACGTCGCCTTTACTATAAGCCTCAACCTCTTCCTTGAGGTTTTTGTTTTCCTTTACGACTTGAGCGCCTTTACCCGCGCCCCAACCTATCCCCGCTCCCACAGCCGCCCCCGGAACGCCTCCTACTACCGCACCTCCCGCAGCGCCTGTGGTCGCGCCTACGACGGGGTAGAAGGAGGAAGTTGAACAGCCTCCTAAGAAGAGTAGTAAAGAGACGGCTAAACATTTCATATTAAAGGTTACTGACCGCCAACCTGCGGTCTATCATGGCGTGGTAGGATTTATCTCCCTCTTTGTAACGGGGGTCTTGCATCGCCCGACGCACTTCGTGCATGGATTGGAAAGGAAGCGTACCCGTACCCGTTGTTTCTCCCGTGACGAGTTTAGGTCCCACGTTTCCGGTTTCCGTTTTGTAACGAGCGTAAAGACCGCTCACGGCAAACTTGGCTTGATCGACAGTTCCCGTGGAAACCGCTTCGTTGAAAGTTTTCATTTCGTCGTCCGACAAGTTCTCTCCCGCCCACGCGGTCATGTCGTCGTAATTACCTTCCGCCGCTGATTTAATGGCTGCGGATTGGTTGTCTTGAAGAGCGACCTGTCCCGCCGCGAACGAATCAACCAACTCCTTGGAGAGACCTATCTTGGCGAGAGATTCGTAAGTGTCGTTGGTCAACTCCCCTTTTTCAAAGAACTCTTGGGACGCTTCGCCTATAACGGTAGTCGTTGCGGATGGATCCACCTCGTCCGTAGAGGTTTCTTCCGACCCGCCTAGCTTCTTTTCAAGGGCGGAGTAGGCTTTCGCCATATCTTCGGGGTTCTTGAATTTTTCAGGAAGCCACTCAGGACGCTCCTGGTCCCCTTCGGGCGCTTCTTCAGCTTCTACAGCCGGAGCGTTCTCCCCTTCAGGAACGTCCTGAACAACTTCCTCTCTCTTCGCCAACTCCTCTTCCCTCTTAGCCAACTCTTCGGGTTCCAGTTCGCTGTCTACCTTCTCGTTGATCTCAACTCTATGTAATTCGGCCATCTTATCGTTTCCTTGTTTCTTAGGTTGTTAAACGTTGTTTTATATATTAAACACCTTCTACAGGCGCTTCTTCAACTTGTTCGGGAGACGCTTCTCCCTCCGACTGCATGTATTGTTCTTGGGCGGCGTTGACCATAGGCGCCATAGCCGGCGGTCCCAATTTTTCAGTCATCTGCTGCATCTGCGCCATTTGTTGTTCTTGTTGAATTTCTTCGGTGGTCTTGATGAGACCTTCCGTTTCGATTCCAAGAGCGGTCGCTCTTCTCGTAAAGTAATCTCCCAAGTTAACGTATTGGGCGACCGCTTCGGGTCCCACCACTTGGTTCGCTCCCGCAAGAAACAAATCAAGGCGGTTGAGGTCGTTTCCTCTACCTAATGCCTCAACCCCCGTGACGATGGTAGGCTTGACCACGTCCTTGGGAATATCGGGTAGACGATTCTGTTTGGCCATGCGCGTCATAAGACGCTCCACCAGCGGTAGCTGAAGTTCCTGCGATAAAATTGAATACAATCCACCCAATGCCGCTTCCAGTTCCTGCGACAACATGCGGATTTCCTCGGCGGTTACCCGCTCCGCGTCCCTCACCACGTTGCTGTTCAACAAGAAGGCGTGACTCAAGCGGTCTTGTATTCCCGCCATCGTGACCTGCGCGGTTCTAAAGTCGTTGAACTTCTGCAACTGAAGAACGCTGACGTCTCCGTCGCTTCCTTGAACAATCGCCCCATTAGGCGCTTCAGCCAAAGTACGGGCGCGAGTCGTTCCGTTGGGATTGACCATGAACACTACCTTGGCGGCGGCTGCCGAACCCTCGACGATTGCCTTGGTCAACGCTTCCAGAGACTTGAGGTCTCCTAAATATTCCTCCACGAAACCACGACCATAGGATTCGCCGTCTATTCGAGTGTAGCGGAGAGGTAACCAAGGAGACTTGTCCACGGGATACTCCCCGTAACTCTCCTCTATAACCACTCCCTTGACGTCTTGCTGGACAACAAACTTGTCGCCTTGCCGCCGGACGGAAGTGAACAAGTCGCAGGTGTCTTCCTTGGACTCGCGGTAAACTTCGTCTCTCACGCTTTCGGGAAGCATCATGGGAGCGATGGTTTCCTTGGTTGCTATATGAGTGACGTTCCCCATAGGGTCTCTCTTCACCACGTAGCGGTCGGGACGGAAAACCCGCATACCACCATCGTCGGGTAGATACAACAAGGCGTTCCCCGTGATCAACAAAAGACGAAGCGCCTCGAATACTCCTACCCTGAACGCTTCTACCTCCACCTCCTGGGAGACCGACCTCTCAACTTCGGCCAAAGCTGATTCCAGTTCCGTTCGGAAGTCGTCTCCCATGCCGCTCTTTTCCAGTTCGTAACGGTCTATGACCAACCGAAAGAAAGGAGAGTTAGGTGGCAACAGAGCGAGGAGGAGTTTACTAGACAAATTGTTTACGCCCCGCGCTCCTATCCCTTGGTAAGGCGTGGAATATTTCGTGGCGTAGTTGTTTCCTTCGGGAGGAAGAACGTAGGGAATAGTCAATTCCGAAGCGTCTCTACCTCGATCAAGGAAAGACCACCTCTGATTCTCTAGCTGCGTGTAGAGATTCTGCGCTGATTCAATTTCTTGGTTCATTCTTCGGGTACTTCCGGTTTCCACTCGTCCTTTGCGAGTTCCGTTCTTATTTGAGAGTACGTGAGCGTATCCTTCCCGTAGAGAAAGCGTGGTTTGCTACCTTCGTATTTCACGAAGGTCTTGGACTCGTCATTGTTCCAGCGCAATGTGTCGGCGCTGGTTTGCAAGACTTGTGAAAAGTCTATGGA